GGGGCAATCGTCGAGAGCGGCATAGCAGTCCTGCGGCCTGCAGTCGGCGCGCTGCCTGTGGCAGCCTTGCCAGAATAGGGGCCACTCGTGGCGACATCCGCGCCGCCAGCGCCTTCGCCGAGGAGCCGGCGCCATGTGTAGCCAGGGTCTTTCTCCCACATCGACGCCCAATAGTTTGGATCGTCGTGCTTGTTGCGGCCTCCGTAGGCGATCTGGTTCGCTTGCTGGATCGCGCTCTGGAGGTCTTTCGGTGCGGGTGGTAAGGGTCCGGCCGGCGCGCCAGAGGGCGAGCCTTCTGCGGTCCCAGCGCCGGAAGGTGGCACGTAGGCCGGAAGGTTTCTCGCCGGCAGCCCGATCTGCTGTCCGAGCGAGCTGATGTAGCCTTGTTTGGCAGCCCATTGGTCGTAGTTCGCGCGGTCGGTTCGGGCGTTCTCCGCGCGAGCGTAGGCCGCTTCTTGCTGTTGAAATCGTAGGGCAGCGTCGTTCGATTCTTTCTGAAGACGTGCCGCTTCGTTCGCCGCCTGAATCTGGGCGTTCGATGCTGCGGTTGCGGCCTGCGTTTGGGCCTGTGCGGCCTTCCCTGATGCTCGCGCCGACAGCGCTGCCCCGCCGATGGCACCTCCAGCGCTCGCGATGGCTCCCCAGAAGAACGGTGCTGCGGCTGCTGCTGGCATTTATCGCTCTCCGACTGGAACCATGTAAGAGTCCGCTTCGACCTTCACGGCTTTGGCTCGCGCGAGTAATCGCCGCACATCATCAGAGCACGCCGAGGTCGCAACATGCGACACGCCGAATTCTTCGCGGGCGATACGCTTCACGGTCGACCAGAGTCGCGCCAGCACTGAGACACTGCCGCGATGATCTGGATGCGTCCAGAGGCATTCGGCGTGTAGAACCGGCTGCAAGAGATGACAACCGATGATCTCGCCATCCTCTTCGACCACCACGACTCGAGCCGCATCGGACAACTGCGGCCAGACTGTTTCGGCTTCCGTGCCGACCAATCGCGGCCATTCCTCGCGCGGCAGGATGCGTGTCGTCATGTCACCAGACTTTCGACCGTGACGGATAACCGATACCGCATCTTCGCCGGCGTGTTGCTTGCGTAGACTGTCGAGTAGCGCAGTGACGTGTTCGCATCCACTTGCACCATGATCGTGTTGCTCTGCACCGTCGTCACCGTGTCGCCGGTCATTGCAGCGCCGCTGAACGTCAACGCTTGCGCGCTCTCCGTCCATCCGAGCGTCACTGTCAGTGAGCTGCTCACGCCATCTGCGACCGTGATCCGCGCGTAGTAGCGCATCACGTATAAGCCCGCGGTCAGCGCCGGAAGCGGGATTGCTGTCGTCGCGATGGTAGCCGATTGATTCGTGAGTTCGACTGGAGTCGACAGAAGCGATGAAGCTGATTCCGCTCGTCCCTGTAGCGCAAAGAGATATTGGTAATAATCCGAGCTGAGGAATTGCCCGTCGGTGACAGGTGACTCGTAAGGTATCGAAGGCAGTGAAGCCATTCACGCTATGCTCCATGGCCGTCGTTGTTGAGAAAACAATCCACGAAACGATACGGCACGGGATCGGACACAGTGACTTCGTTCACGCGATCACGCGGAATGCCCATGCGCCAGAATCGAGCGCGCTGATATTTCCCGATCTTGCCGGTCTTCACTTGTCGAATGTTGCCGAACGTGCGCCCGCCATCGTTGCTCGTCTGCCACTCGAGGATTGGATCGGAGCCGAGTCCGGAGACCAGCGCTGGTGCTTCCAGATAGACTTCGGCGCATCGGATCTTGACGGTCTTCATCTCGTTGAACGGACCGCCCCAGCGCCGTTTGCGCACGATGGCCGTTCCATCCAGTTCAGTTCCGAACGCGTCACTCATTTCCGAGATGATGCCGGTTGATGCATCGGCTGTGAGATGCTTCCCGAACGTGAACGTGTGGACGCGCGGTTGCCAGATGTCGAGCTGCATCGACGCGGAATTCCACTTGCCCCACTGCACCCAAGTGTTCTGGTCAACGTCATACACCCATGCGGCCTTTGCCATCGGGAATCGCAGGACGTAGAACGTGTGGCCCTTGAACTGGAAGACGATCGATTCTGCGTCGTCGATGCTGCTGTTGCGCTGATAGGTGTTGATGGCGGACTCAAGCGCGTAATCGCTGATGCGTGTCGGCTGGTAGCCGCGCGTTCTCACCACGATGCCGCTGCCATCTGTCGTCTGAGACAGCCACATTACCGACGAGCCGGCTGCAGCAATACTGAACGGCGCCACGATGCCGTATTTGAACTGGATGCCTGGACGCGGCGCGAGTGGAAATGGAAAACTGCCGGCGTCATACCACACGCCGCCTGTGCGGCTGCCAATCAACCAGATATCTGGCGGGTTGACGAGCATCGCTTTCCAGTTATCAGGCGCATCGGTGCGCGCGGCGAACTGAGTCGGGTCAACCGTCGTGAAGTCGTTAATCGTGGTGACGTAGATGCGCGAGTTCGGCACATCCAACGTGATGCCGAATCCGTCGATCATGCCGACCATCGTCGCTTTGCCGGCGAGTGTGGCGACTGAAGTCAACACGTTCGTGGTGAGGTTCAGGCTGTAGAGATTCCCTCCGCTTGCGATGCCGGCTTGATTCCCGAGTTTGCCATTGAACGCGATTTGCGCGGGATTGCTGTCGAGCGCGACTGAGCCGAACAGCGTCGCCGTGAGATTACTGTCGATGCCGTAGACGCCGAATCCCATCACGAACAGCGTGCGATCGTTCATTGTCGCTGCCGCGCGCCCGCCGATGTTCGCGACGGATGCCGCTTGCTGGAATCCCGGCGACGGCTCAAGACTGGCCGGCGATTTCGCATTCTCGGACGTGTTCGCTTCGAGATACAGGTTGATCGTTCGCTCGGCGTCCGCGACGAGCGCTTGCGAGGTATACGATGGGCCGATAAAGCCTTTGTATCTCACGCCCGATAATTCAAATCCGAGTTGATGTCGTAGATACCGTCGCCATACGGCAGATCCAATTCAGTTGGCCGCAGGTTGACGGTTTTGATGACGTTCTTGCTGTCGCGTGCGCTCCGCACTAGTTCGGGATCAATCTGCTCGCCTTGTCGCCATTCCGGCCACAACTCCACGGCGAGACTATCGCGAATGAAGCGTTGATAGCCTGGAGGCAGCGCAATCGTCTGCGACGTGGACGTGAACTGCTGAATCGGATTCGGTGCGTAGAGTGCGCCCTGCAGCGTGCTCGACGTCGGAATCATCCACAGGCTGATCGTCGCAGTCGGGAATGTCGGCTGATAGTAAGCACCGACTGGCAACGTGTTCATCAGCGCCTTCTGCGGCAGCGCCGCCCACTCGTCATCCGTGAAGAGATGGAGCGGATATTCCGTGTCGGGATTCGTCGAGGTATCAACGTAGCTGATGTGATCAACATACGTCGGACGCGCGCCGCCGACAGAGTAATCCTGCTGACCAGAGACGATCGTCCAGAGTGTTCGACTTACATAGGGAATCGTCAACCGCTCGCCTTGCCAGAAGTCCATCAAATCATTCAAGCGGTCCAGTGCATCGGACTGCGTTTCGGCAGATGGTGTCTCGTTCTCTTCGATGACACTGATGCGCTTGAGCGCCGCGGTGATGAGTGATGCAACAGTCATGTGGCCGTCGTGATGGCTGTCCAGCCCGTGGTGCCATTCGTGTTCACGTAGAGCCGTGTCGAAGTAGAGGAGCCGTCAGAGCGCAGATACAGCGAGCCTTGCGCGGCGCTCACGGTCGGCACGCCTGAGCCGATGTAGATTCCGAATCCGGCCGTGGTGCCAAACAGTAAGCGCACGGTTGTCGAGCCGCCAGCCGGTGTCGCCGTCGTAGACGCCACCGTCAGAGACGACAGCGTCGTGAGTCCGAACGCCTTCAGGATCTTGGTGGTCGCATTCCAGAAGAAATTGGAATTGTCCTCAGCGAGCGCAGTGCCAGCCGAGTAGACGACCGAACCAGTCGTGAAGCCCGTGACATACGACGGCGAGACTGGTGTGATGTTGACGTCGGCCACATCACACCGTGTAGAGCGCCATGTTGCCGGTCGCGGTCGTGTTCGTCGAGTTCACGCGAATCGCCTTGAAGTTGATGATCTGGCCGACTGTTACGGCGAGCGTGGTCGCGACGCCGCTTTCAGACACGACGGCGATATTCCCTGTCAAGCCGATGGAGATGGCTTCACAAGGAATCGGCTTCGTGTTGCCGGTCGTCTGAAACGTGCCAGTTGTCGAAACAACTGTGCCGTCAAAGTTCACCGTGTCGCTCGGCGTGATCGCGACGGCGCGATTGTATGGGTGCAGCTGCTCTTGTGGCATCGCTTTAGCCCTTCATCGTGGTCGGCTGCTTCGCTTCGGAATATTTCGCGGCATCCTTCGCCGCGTCTTCAGCCTTCTTGTCGGCGACGATGACGCCGTTCACCCACTTGGGATACTCCTGAAATGGCGGCGGTTCTGGCGGCTCGCCGAGTTTCGCTTTGAGTTCTGCGATCTCGGCATCCTTCGCGGCGAGCTGCTCTTCGAGAGTCAATGGCTTGTCTTTCTTCGTGTCGGGTGTCTTGTCTGGCATGGGGCACCTCAATCGAGCGACGGGTCAGCGACAACGCCTTT